GTGCCGCGTGTCTGCATGGTGTCAGAGGGTGAGGTCGCGTGCGACCACGGGCAACAGCTCGGCCTTGCCCAGGGCCTTGACCGCCGTTTCAATCTGCGGGTGGGTCGACAGTGCGGCCAGCAGCGCGTGACAGCGCGCCAGGTCCGCGTCCACTTCGGCGAGGCGCTGCGTGTAGGCCAGCACCATCGCGTCGCGCTCGTTGGCCAGCGCGGTCTGCTGCGTCGTCACGATGTCGACCAGGCTCGGCATAAACGCACGCAGGGTAGCACACCTACGTCGGACGGTAGCGCGCTACCAGCCAGTTCAGCAGCGCCACCAGCACCAGGCCGACCATCGCGCCGCCCAGGAACAACCAGCACCCGGTCATCGCCGCGGCCGCGCGCTGCCGCCCCAGCGTGAGCGGCTGGTGACCGTGCGGTCCATCGGGTCCAGGTCGCGCTGCGCGCGCGCCGCCGCCTGGCGCTCGGCCTTGGCGTGGTCGACGCGGCTCGGTTGCGCCGGGCCGTAGGCCAGCACCAGATACTCCAGCGTGTTCATGCCGTGGTCGTAGAACCCGTCCTTGCGCGGCCGCCGCGTGTTCGGCGAGGTGGTCGTCGTGTAGGCGCGCTCGTCCCACACGTAGCCCGCCTCCAGCGCGTCGACAAAGTGCGTCGAGGCCACCGGCCCGTCGTCGCGGAACAGCAGCCACCGCTCGGGGTCGACCACAAACGCCGGGCCCATCTTCGTCAGCCGCCGCTGGTAGCCCGCGATGTGCTGGATGGCGCGGTCGCGCGCGTCCGGGTGGTTGGCCCCGGCCAGCGTCCACAGCGCGATGCCGTGCTCACGCAGCACGTCGGCGGCGCTGACACTGGTGCCCTGGCTGTTGTGCTGGTCGCCCGCCGGGTCGCCCGTGCTCTGGATCTCGTAGGGCCACTCGGAGCCGACCAGGTCGTCGGCGCTGAAGACGCCGCCGAACCACTGCGCGCGGATGCCCAGCACCGCGGGCACAAAGTCCTCGATGAACTGGTCGACCCCCATCACGCCGCCCAGCACCACCAGCTGGCCCCACGGCATGATCTGCCCCCAGGTGACGTGCGGATGCTTGTGCCCGAAGTCCCACGACTCCAGCAGCGGCACCTCCGGGTTCAGGCGCGTGCGCGCGACGTGCAGGTTGCTCAGGAACGTCGAGGCGTAGACCGGCGTGCCGACCACCGACAGGCCGCGCTTGCCCTCGATGAAGCGACGCCGCAGCGCGTGCCCGGCCGGATAGGCCTGCTCCAGCGACCGGATGTAGAGGTCGCCCAGGTTGTGCCGGTTGTCGTAGACCGACGTGCGGATGTAGCGGTGCCCGGCCTGCACGTTGCTGACCGGGAAGTCCTTGGCGATCCAGTGCGTCTCGCCGGGCGGGTTGGGCGTCAGCAGCACCTGGTGCGGGTAGCCCGGCTGGCTCAGGCGCGCGGGCACGAAGGCGCGATAGACGTCCTCGGGCACCTCCTCGGCCTGGTCGATGCCCAGCACCGCCAGGGTCAGCCCGGCCAGCTTGCCGAACCGGCTGGTCTGCTCCGACGCCTTCAGCGCGCGCAGGTAGACGCGGCTGCTGCCCTTGTCGGTGATGACCTCGTCATACTCCTCGTCGGCGTGCCACTTGAGCGTGACGCCGTTCTCGCGGCACCAGTCGCGCCAGCGCGGCTTGAGCTGGGCGTCGAGCCCGTCCTGGGTCCAGCGCGTCAGGGCGCAGTGGATGCCAGGGTAGGCGACGCAGTAGCCCAGCACCTTGGCCACCAGCGGCGTGGTCTTGCCCGCGCGCACCGCGCCTTCCAGGTCGATGAACGGGGCGTCCTCGGCGCTCAGCTGCAGGAACAGACCCTGCACTGGGTTCCAGTAGTGCTTGACCTGGCGCACGCCGTTGACGATGGTGCTGGGCATCAGATGGCGGCCCGTCCGCTGCGCGTGCGACGACGCTGGCCGCTGTCCACGATGAGCCCCATCTTATGGTGCAGCTCCCAGAGCCGGGCCGACGCGGTCTGATGCCGTAGGCCCAGCGACACCTCGACGTCGTCGCAGGTCGCGCCACCGTGGGCCCGCACGTAGTCGTGGACCTGGCCCCGGATTGTCTCGGTGTCAGGCGCGACCGACGCGGCCGCGGCGTCGGACGTGTCGGTGCCGTTGCTCGGCGGGTAGAGCGGCTCGTCGTCGCGCTCGACGTCGCCCTGGCGTCCGTCGCACGTCAGGATGTGCAGCAGGGTGTCGCGCGCGTAGCCGCAGAACGGGCAGACGCGGTCGCGCGGTGTCACAGCGCGCTGGCGTCGTCGCGCGCGTCGTCGCGCTCGACCAGGTCGTCGGCCTCGACGTAGACGCTGGTCGGGCAGACCGGCACCTCGGCGGCGTCGGCCGCGTCCTTCACGATGGTGTGCTCGTCGCGCGGCTTGCCGCAGTTGATGCAGTGGGGCATGTCGGTCCTCGGTGCGGGATTAGACCACGGGTCCGTCGGTGTCGTTGAGTAGTTCGCGCTCGGCCGCCCAGCGTTCGGCGATGTCGTAGAGTAACCCGGCCGCCTCGCCGCGGCGCTCAGGGTCGGTCTGGCCCAGGGCGATGACCGCGACCTGGATGCCGTAGAAGTAGGCGTTCTGGCTGTGCGCGCCCTCGGAGCACACCGGGCAGCCGTCAGCCCAGTCGGCAAACGCCAGCAGCAGCGCGGCGCGCGTCAACCGGGCCGCCTCCTCGGGCGACACCTTGGCGGTGACTGACTTGATGTGCATCACTCGTCCTCGGGCTGCGGCGCAAACACGTTGATGATCTGCACGGGCATCCGGCCGTGCCCCTCGCCCTCGTCGGCCTCCGGCACCGCACGACCCCAGCGCCGGTCGGCCAGCACCGACAGCGCCTGCGTGCGGTCCTTGGCCTGCACCTTCACGGGCTCTCCGAAGAACGTCATCCGCGACGCGGCGTTGCCCAGCGCGATCACCGCCAGGGCCTGCACAATGCGCTCACCGCCGGGTCCGGTGTAGCGGTCGACAACCTCCCTGACGAGCTTCTGCGGCGTCGGCGCAACCGCGGAAAGCATTGAAGCCGGGACACGCTGCGTGGCCAGCGCAAAACGCGCCGGATCTCCCTCGATCACGTCTTTGCTATCGACCTCACGCACCTGGCGTGCCTGGCGTTGGACGTGTGGCTTCGGGCGTGGTTTCAGGGGCATGTGACACCTCGACAGCGCAGGCCGCTTGGCGGCCCAGGGCCTGGACCTTGGCGACGCCTGCCACCAGCTCGGGCTCGGCGTCCAACTCGCGCAGTAGCGTCTCACAGTCCTGCAGGGCGGTCAGGACCATGCACAGCGTCTCGTAGAGGTGTTGGACCTCTTCGGGGCGCAGGGCGCGCAGCTGGGTCACCGGGCGGCCTCTGTGGCCAGCGCGCTCGGGCGCTTGACCTCGGGCAGTGCGACCAGGGTCAGGTAGAACGTGCGTCCTCCCAGCGACGCCAGGGCGGTGGCCACCTCGGCGACGTCACCGGGGCTGATGGCGATGCGGATGGTGCCCTCGCCTTCAGATGAGGTGGTCAGGACGTTGCCCAGTGTTGGCAGCGACGCCGGGACCGACAGCAGCACGCGACGGCTCATCGGGTGTCGTCCTCGGTCAGGGTCATGTGGGCCTTCTGGGCCAGGCACTGGCTGCAGTAGCGGTGGACCCACTTGTTCCAGGTCTTACAGAACCGGCAGCGCCATTGGGTGGGCAGCATCAGCACGCCTCGACGGTGACCACGACGCCGGGCAGTGGGCCCTGGGTCTTAGTGGCGGTCAAGCTGACCACCTGGCGGTCATCGAGCCACACAACGGCTGTCAGGGCGTCGAGGATGGCCCTGGTGAGCTTGTCCAGGTCCGGGGGCCGGATGGCCGGGGTCGTCACCGTAAACGCCAGGGTGACCCGCAGGGGCCCTTCTAGGGGCTGTGTCCGCATCACCGCCCGTGCCGACCAGCCCACGGCCTTCCGCCAGGCGCTCAGCTTGCCAGACGATGCGTGGTGGACGCGGCCCCCCATCAGGACCATCGAGCCTTGTGCGATAGGGCTGCCGCTCACGGCGAAAGACACGTTTGCGGACGATGTAGGCACGGGCACCAGCGACCTCGTAGCCGAACTTGAAGGCCTCCATCGGTGTCAGGGTGGCGACCTTACGCCGGACGTCCTCGGCGGCGTCTTCCAGCCAGCACCAGCGTTGCCACTCGCCCTGGCAGGCGGGGCTGCAGACCACCGGCAGTTTACTCGGGTAGGACCGTCTGCGGCGGATGGGCGTGCTGCAGACCACGCACGGGCGCTCCAACCAGCGCCTGGCGCGGCGCTGCGTGCGACGCCAGCGTGTGTAGGCCTGGGCGCAGGTCCGGCTGCAGCTGGGCCAACGGGCGCGGCGGAAGCCTGGGCAGCCGCTCAAGGTGGCCATCACGCACGGGCCCCGGCGCTCGGCGGCGCGCAGGTGCAGGAGCCGGTCGCGGCAGACACGGCTGCAGGCGACGCGGCCTGGCTTCCAGTCGACCACCTGCCACAGCCCGCAGATGCCGCAGAAAAACCAGCGCAGGCGCGGGCCGGGCGGCGTGGTCGGCTTGGGCAGGCGCTCCGCGTCGAGCACTGCCTGCACCAGGCGCGGCAGGGTCGTCACGCGCGCACCGGTCGCCACACCAGCACCGCGGGCGTGCCCTCGCCGACGGAGCTGCCCTGGACGTTGAACGCGAAAAACTCCTCGGCCTCTTCGGGGGTCATGCCGTCGCGCTCGACCAGGATCCGCAGGCAGGCGTCGCGGTCGTAGATGGCCAGGATGGTGTTGAACTGCTGGGCTAGGCCAATCAGCGCGCCCTCAAACCCGTCGGCCAGCAGCACCTCCTGCTCCGTCTCGGCGCACCAGGCCTCGACCTGTTCGCGCACGCTCACGGCCGATCCTTTGCTGCCAGTGCCTCGTCTCGCGCCTGCTCGGCAGCGATTCTGCGGCGGTTCATGTCCAACAGTTCAGCCGCTAACTGGCTTCCACCAAGCTGGGCCTGCGCGAGATCGGCGGTGAGCTTGATAACGGCTTCGTTCTTCCATGATGCCGCGTCCTGTAGCGCCTGCACGACGAAGTCCAACTGCTCATTGTCGAACGGGACACCGTCGCACTTCGCAGCCGACACCATCTCGCGTAGTGTCTGCTCCGCGATCTGCCGTGCCGTCTCGCGTGGCTCGCTCATTCGCCCCTCCGTCCGGCGCGTGCCGCGGGCGTGCGGGCCAGCGCGCCGATGAGCCGGGTGACGTCTTTGGGCTCCAGCTGGCGCAGCTCCGCGCCGACGCCCAGCCAGACGGTCGTGCCGTCGGTGCGGACGGTGATGCGGTCACCGGTCGACAGCGTGACAGTGTGGACCTTGCCCAGCGCCACGGCGGGCAGGCCCCCGTGGCTGTTCCAGAACTTCACGCGCTCCCGGCACAGCCGGGCCTCGGCCTCCGGGTCGCGCGTCGTCGCGCACATCGCGAGGATGTCGGCTTCCTGCTCAGGTGTGGGGTCGTGGCTCATTGGGCGCGGCCCTCCGCGACCGCAAGGATAACAGGCAGGTGGCGACGCCACCGGTAGAGCTTGGCGCGGTCCTCGGTTGTGAGTCGGACGTCGGTGCAGGTGCAGGCGTCGCCAGGCTCGGCGGGCGCGCGCAACGTGATGCCGCGCTCATCGAGGTCGCCCAGGAACAACACGGCGTCCACCGGCACGGTGGCCCCGTTGCTCAGGGTCGTAAAGCCGCCGCCAGGCGGCGCGGCGTCGTCTTCGACGCCATCTTGGGAGGTTGGTACAAGTACAGTACTTGTACTTGTACTAGTACCACTGGAACTTCCAGCAGGTTCCCGATTTGTCCCCCCTGCCATCAGGTTCCCTGCAGGTTCCCATAAGGTTCCCACAGGTTCCCTGAGGTTCCCATTGGAGGTTCCAGTAGGTTCCCTCTTGTTCCCACTGGTTCCCGTTGGTGCCCCGATGGAGGTGTCGGGAACTACATACCGGAACGGGTCGTGCCGCCCGCCGTGGCCGGTGCGCTGGACCCAGCCCATGCCCACCAGCTTCCGCAGCACGCGCACCGCGTCGGTGCGGCGCGCGGTGACCGCGGCCTGCAGCCCGGTTTCGGTGAGCGGCTCGGGGGCGTCGCGCAGGGACGCCAGGATGGCGTCGCCGATCTCGCGGTCCTTCAGGTCGTGCTTGGTGCCCTGGCGGATGTAGGTGCCGGTGGCCGGGTCCAGGTCGAACACGGTCGGCTCCAGCGCGGGCCCGATACGCTGGGTCGACGCGATGACCCGCTGCGCGCCGTCGCGCTTCATCACAAAGATGTTGTCGGCCGACGCCGTGATGCCGGTCGAGCCCATCACCGCGTCGAGCCCCTCGCGCTGGCTGTGCGCGCTGGCGTGGTAGGTCAGCACCACCGCCGCGCCCGACTGGCGCGCTAGCGCGATCATCGGCTGCATCGCCGTGGTCGTCTGCGCGTAGTCGTTGAAGTCCTTGATGCCCAGCACCAGGCCCAGGTGGTCGAGGATGATCATGCGCGGCCGCTCCGCGATGGCGCGTGCCGTCAGCAGCGGGATCAGGTCCGGCGGCGACGACGCACAGAAAAACTGCACCGGGTCGTCCGGCTGCGCGCCCATCCGACGGAAGTGGGCGACGACCTCGCTCTCCTGGTCCTCAAACGCGAACACCCACACCGCGCCCTGGCCGGTGCGCCAGCCGCACCAGTCCTCGCCCTGGGCGACCGCCAGCGCCATCGCGCGCACTGCCGTGCTCTTGCCGGTCTTGGGCGGCGCGCAGAACAGGCACACGCTGGCCACGGGGATGCGGTCCTGCACCACGTAGTCGATGGCCACCTCTGGCTTGTCTAGCAGGTCGGCCAGGCTGGTCAGCGCCAGCGGGATGTCGGCCGCGACGGAGCGGTGCGGGTCGTAGCGCGGCACGTCCTTGACCACCGCCACCAGCTCGGCCTTGGTGTGCGTGGCCAGGTAGTCGCTGACGTCGCCCTTGGGCGGCAGCCCTGGCAGCGGCACTAGCTTGACCACCAGTCCCGCCTTGGTGCAGTCGTCGGCGACCTGGCGGCCGCTGGCCAGGCCTGGCGGGTCGTTGTCGGGCAGCACCGCCACATACTTGCACCCGGCCTCGACCAGCGCCGCGGAGCACTCCGGCGTCCACTTGCCCGCGCCGCCGATGTTGGTGGTCGCCGGGATGCCCAGGCCCCACAGCGCCTCGGCGTCCTTCTCGCCCTCGACCACGTAGACCAGCTCCTCGCCCTGCAGCCGGTCCAGCGCGTAGGGCACGCGGCGCACGCCCTGCATCGACCAGGTCCAGCCGCCCTTGCCGTCTGGCTGCCGCTGCCGGAAGTCCTTGGGGGCGAAGCGCACGGCCTCGTAGAGCACCGTGCCGGTGGCGTCGGTGTAGGCGTAGGTCGCGACGATGGTCGCGCGGCCCTGGGGCTTGGCGGCCGCCTCGCGCGGCACGTAGGCCAGGTCGCGCAGGGTCAGCCCCACCTTGCCGCAAATCTCCTCGGTCGTGCAGCCGCGCTCAGCGCGGCATTTCAACAGCACGCCGCTGTCGCCTGGGTCGATGTCGAGTGAGGGGTCGTGGTCGCCGTGGACCGGGCATCGGGCCTTGTAGCCTTTGCCGTTGCGGCGTGCGTCGGGGAAGTGGGCGACGACCTCTTGCAGGGTCATCGAGCGCCTGCTTGCCGTGCGCTGGGTTTAGGGTAAACTGAACAGGTCATGTGAGCCTCTCATTCAGGTTCATCGGACGGTAACAAGGGTCGCCGGGAGTCCAGCCCGGCGACCTGTCATTCTCCACCCGCCGCCATCGAGGCGGCAAGCCACAACATCTAGGGGTTACTCGCCCCACACACGCAAGTCCAGCGGCGCGCGCAGCACCAGCTCTCGCTCGGTGCGGTGCACGTACCTGCCGAAGCGCAGCTCGAAAAACGGCTCGACCTGCGGCCAGATGCTCTCAAGGGCCTCGACCGGCAGCCCGGCCAGCACCGCCAGATGCTTAGGGTCTGACGGCAGCGACCCATCGCTGGCCTGGCGCTCGTAGGTGCGCGCGCCCTGCAGCCAGCAGTGACACAGCAGCCGCCAGTAGAGCCCCTGCGCGCCCAGCGTCAGCCGCGCCACCGCGGCGTCGGTCAGCCAGGCGCGCGGATGCACGGGCACGATGGGCTGCGGGTCAAACGTCATACCTGCCCCTCGACGCGGAAGTCCGGCAGCGGCGACCCGTCGGCGCAGTGCCAGAGGTGCAAACAGAACGGGTGAATGTTGACGTGCTCGGTGACCGGCGGCACCAGCTGGATCGCCAGGGCCTCGGGCCCCAGGATCCAGTCACGCACCGCGACCAACTCGTCCCACGTCGGCAGCCGGTCGCGGCCCGCCACCGACAGGTGGACCCAGAGCCGCCCGTCGGTTTCCGTCTTCGCTGTCACGATCATCGTCAGGCGGCGGTGGATGTGCTTGAAGGTGTTCACGCACCCACCCATCGTCGTCCAGCCCTTCGGCACCGGGCGCGCGGCCAGCAGCGTGTCCAGCAGCAGCGCGCCGGGTTGGTCCAGCGTGCTGCTCATCGCCTGGTCCCCCGCACCACCGGAGCCTTCGGCACGCGCGCCACGCCGGGCACGCTGAAGGCCTCGCCCTGCTGCTTGACCAGGGTGTCGAGCCCGGCCTGGTTCGGAGCCAGCACCAGCGCCAGCAGCGCCGGGTTGGCCAGGGCAAACGCGGCCAGCGCCGCCAGGTCGGTCACCTGCGCCTCGTAGGCCACCGTCACCGCGACGCCGCGCGTCTTGGCGGCCACCAGCGGGCTCGACGTGACCGGCGCGCGGTAGTCGTCCAGCGACTGCGACCGCACGCTCTCAGCCGCCGCAGGGCCGTAGACCGCGGCCGCCTGGGCCTCGGCCTCGCGCCTGGCCAGCGCCTCGCGCTCAGCCTGCGCCTCGGCCTCGCGGCGTGCGGCCTCTTCGGCCTGGCGTCGCGCCAGCTCGTAGGTCGCCAGCTTGTGGTTCACCACCTGCAGCGCCTGGGTCGGCGCGGCGCTGCGCTCACGCAGCTCGGCGCACAGCCCCTTGTGCAGCTCATGCGCCCGCGCGATGTGCGGCCGGTAGCCCGCGTCGATCTCGGACAGCAGCGCCGAGATGCCCTCGCGCAGCTCGACCGCCAGTTCCGCCGTCTCTGGCCCGTCGATCTCCAGCCCGTGCGCCTGCATCAGCACATCGCCGTCCTGCAGCACAGCAGCCTGCAGCGTCAGCGCCACCAACGTCTCTCCCTCAGTCGTTGCCATCGGTCAGTCCCTCCCGTAGTCGGCCTGCAGCTGCACGACGCGCGCGCAGGCATTGAAGTTGATCAGGTCACTGCGGTTCGTATAGAGCCTCATCTGCGGATGCCCGTTGCTCTGCAGTCGCACCGCGTAGCGCGCGTGGACCTCGCCCAGCGGCGCAGCGTAGGCCGCCAGCTGCAGCCCGGCCCAGGGCGGCAGCGTGCCGGTCTTGAAGTCCACCACGCACGGCCCGCTGACGCCGCGCAGCGTGCAGCGCAGGTCGAGCCACCCGGCGTAGTAGCCCGCGTCGACCACCTCCTCCGCGCCCAGCACCGTCACGCCGTTGGTGACCATCCAGGTTTGCGCCGCGTCGAAGTAGGGCACGTCCTCCGGCTCCAGGCACGCCAGCGCGGCGTCCTCGTTGGTCGTGCTCAGCGCATACATCGCCTGATGCACGCGGGTGCCGCGGTCGCGCGCCCAAGTGCTCGGGCCGTAGTCGCGCACCAGGCCGCAGGCCTTCAGGATCTGCGTGACGCTGGGCACCACCTGGCCGTCGCGCCGGAACGTGTGGGTCGATTCATCGAAGGTCAGCATGATCAGTAGTTCTGGTAGAGCAACACCGGGATTGTTTTCATCTCGTCGTCGCCCTCGCGAAACAGCGCGTGGTCCTTCGCGCACCAGCCCCAACTGGAGTCGGTGCGGACGGTCCACTTCGACTCGGCCGCCAGGTCGAGCGCCTCGGCCCAGGACAACTCGTTGACCAGGCCGACGTCGTCGCGCGGCACCTCGATCTGCACATGCGGCCGCGGCCGCTGGTCCTCGGGCGGTGTGTGGCGCGGCATCAGGCCACCACCACCGTCTTGACGCCGTCGCGGTCCTCAAACGTGATGCCGTGGTCCTCGGGCGTCTCGATGGACGCCAGCACCGTCGACAGCTGCTCGGGCGACAGCTGCGACGTCGAGTCGTGGCCGAACCGCTGCTTGATCAGCGCCTTCACGTCCTGCTCGGTCCAGGCGTAGGTCTTCGCGGTCTTGAACAGCAACGCGCGGTCGCGGTTGGTGATGGTGCCGGGGCCCGCCAGCGGCACCGCTGGAGCCTTCGGGGCCGCCGGGGCCTGAGCCTTGGGCGCAGCGGCCTTCGCCGCAGGGCGGGGCTCCTGCGCGGCCGCAGGGGCCTCCTGCTGCGCCTGGCGTTCTGCCAACGACTGGTCCGTCCCCGTCGTCGGCGGCGTCGGCCTGGGCTCGGTGCGCCGGTCTGGCTTCGGACGCACGGGCGTCGTCGTCGGCTGCGCGGCCTGGCCGTCGTCGTCCTCTTCCGACGCGGACACGCCCGCCAGCGCCGACAGGCCGTAGCGTCGCAGGTAGCTCAACAGCGACCCCATGCCCTGGGGCGTGGCGTCGGTCAGCGGCAGGCGCAGCACGCTGCCCAGCCACTGGCCGGTCGTGTGGATGAACCGGGTGTCGACCTGCAACAACACCGCGCGCTCGGTGTTGATGACGTTGGCCGACTGCACCAGCACGATGCCCTGCGCGTTGAGCGCCGGGCGCACCGCCGCGATCACGCTGCTCAGCGTCGCGTAGCCATACTTGTAGCTGCCGCGCGTGCTGGTGATGTTGGCCTCGCGGTCCTTGGCCACCACGCCGAAGGCCGACTGCGCCTTGCACAGCGCCTCGATGATGCCCGCGACCTCGTCGCTGCTCTGCAGCACGGGCTGCGGCGTCGCCACGCGCGCCGCCGGAGTCTGTCCGACCAGCGCCTGTTCGACGCGCGGCCTGGTTTCGAGTTGCTCGTTGTTCTCAGTCATAGTCACTGTCTCCCTCAGGGCCGATGCGGGTGCCCAGCACCACGCCGCCCAACGTCACCACACCCACAATCAGCGTCCCGATCAGCGCCAGGACGCCCACCGCCATCACCACCGCCAGCACCGTCTCCATCACGCCTCCGCGAACCGCACCCCCACAATCTCGCCCGTCTCGTCGTCGCGCCAGCACGTCAGCCGCCCGCTCTCGACGCCCTCGACCAGCACCTGGCGGATGACCGCGGGCTCGACCGCCAGCACCGCGGCCATGTCGCGAATCAGCGCCCAGGCCTGCGTGTAGGGCAGCCCGTCGATCATCACGATCTCGCCGCCGTGCTCCAGGCGCAGCCCGATGCTGCGCTCGACCGCGCCGACCACCCGGCCCAGCGACGCGGTCACGACCGCCTCCGCACGCCGTGCAGGATCTCCAGCGCCAACGTCTCCAGGTGCGGCCACAGCAGCGTCGCAGGCACGCCCAGCACCCGCGCCACGCGCAGCTTGAGCGCCAGCGACAACTGCTGCCGCCCTCCGGCGACGCCCGCCAGGTGCGCGCGGCTGATGCCGACCTTCGCGGCCAGCGCCGGAAAGGTGAAGCTCGACGCCCGCACCGCGGCGCGCAGCCGCTGTGTGCGCGGGGCCTGCCGCACCGCCTCGACCTCGCTGTCTGTTAAGTGAGCCATCGCTAGGAAGTCTATGCGACAATCGCTTTCGGTGTCAACTCTCGAGAATCGTTAAGGAAATATGGGGCTTGAACTTTCCCAGCGATGGGTCGTATACTAGGGGCAGGAGACAGACACATGGACATCATCTACCCGACAGTGCATCTGAATGGAACGGCGGCCGACGACCTGGCCAACCAACTCGCCGACGCCCTGTCGGCGCTGCAGGAAGCGCAGGCCAAGCTGGCCCTGGCCGCGCCGAACGGCCGCGACTACTACCCCCAGGGCCCCGCGGCGTCGCAGGCGGCCTACACCCAGCACGCCGCGCGCCACAACGCGCTGCAGGGCGTGGCCAACGAGCTGGCCGCGCTGCTCGACAACGTCCTCGACCAACAGGCGGCGCGCCGCGCACGCCGGAGCTAACGACCATGACCAAAGCACAAGAGCTGAAAGCCCTCGACGCCTTCATCCAGCAGCTGGGCCCCCAGAGCTACCTGGGCCCCTGGCTGCAGGAAAACCGGCTCGACATCGAGCGGGATATCACCAGCGACTGCGGGCTCGACCTGCAGCTGCCCGCCGCGGCGCGGCATGAAGCGCGCGGCATCGTGGAGTCGGCCAAGCTCTGGGCCGACCAGACCCGTCGCCAGGCGCAGGAACGCGCCGACGGCATCCTGGCTGCGGCCCGGCGCGACGCGGACACGCAGCGCCAGATCGTCGCCGACCTGATTCGCCGCCACGCGGAAGAGGCAGCACGGCAGCTGCAGCGGCTGTGAAGCAGCCCCTGCACGACAGCGACTGGGCGCAGCTGGGACAGGCGGGCTGCGCCCTCGGGTTGCTGTTCGCCTGGGCCGTGTTCGTTCTGCTTTTCTGGTAAGGGAACATCCCAACGCTGGGTTCCGTCTAATCAACCATGACCAAGACGACTGTGAAGCTACTCAGCACCGAACGCTACGTGACCGTGAGCGCGAGGCTCGACTCGCTGGCCACGTCGGTGCAGCGCGCGGCGCGGACCTACAAGACCTTGAACACCAAGCGCCTGCACGGGCACCGACGGCTGGTGCATGGGTGGACGGTGACCAACGCCGGATTGACCCTTGTCCACACGGCGCGGCTGGCGGCGACGGTGGCTCTTGACGAAGTGCTCGGCCGCGACGGCCAGTAGGAGATGACCATGATCACATTGCACAAGCTCTCCGCAGGCACCTATCACGCCGACGGCTGCCTAGTGGAGCGCCACACGTCCGGCTGGCGCTGGTCCCTCTACGGGGACGCCTCGGTCGGAGGGGAATGGCGCAGCACCCGGCGCGAGGCGGTCCTCGACCTGGAGGCCTACCTGGCGACCCGGAACAAACCCACCGCTGGGTCCGTCTAAGTAATCGAGGGAGACAGAACAATGGACAGACAGACAGCTTCGACGCACATCGCCAAGGTCTTCGCGTTTCTCGCCGTCGGCCAGCCCGCGAAGGCCCGCCCGCACGCCGCTGCGCTCATCGCGTGGCTGCAGAGCCTGTAACCCAGCCTTGAGGAAGGCTACGACCATGAACCACTACACACTCGATGAGATCCGCGCCCTGATTGACCCGGTGGGGGCCACCGTCATCGTCAACCGGTGGCTGGCGCGCGGCGACGGCATCGCCGTCTACCGCAACGTCGACTTCGGGTCGTCGGAGTTTGGCGACACCAAGTTTGTCAGCTACGGCTCACCCGCCGCGCAGCTGGAGGTGGACGTGCCGCCACAGACCCTGCCGGACATCGGCAACGTCATCAACTGGCGCTACCAGCTCCAGGGCGTCTACAAGGGCGGTGCGCTGTGATCCCCGACCTGCACCCGGCCATCGGCGGCAGCCGCGGCAACCGCTACTGCGGCCCCGGCGCGCTGGCCATCCTGACCGGCCTGGACACCCAGGCGACGGCCGCGGCCATCCGCAAG